TGCTGATTACATTAAACATCTACTCTCCATGCCTCAGATGTGGGTTAATCGCTATGTGTATTGCAGTTGGGATGATTTTGCAGGCTTGGTTTATCCGATGTTTGACGAAAAAATTCATGTGATAAAATCATTTGACATGCCAAAATGGTGGAATAGGTATGTAGTGTATGACTATGGGTATAAAAATCCGACTAGCATACTATTTGCTGCAGTGGACGATGAGAAGAATATCTTTGTGTATGACATCATTTATGGTGATGAAATGAGGATAGATGAACTGGTTCCAATGGTAGAAGATAGATTAGAGACAGGAATGGACTACACTTTTATTGCCGACCCGTCCATTAATAGGACTGAGCGTGACGGATATTCGATTGCGGATGAGTGGGAAGAGTATGGTATTGAGTGGGAAAGAGCAAATAATGATAAGCGTGCAGGTTTTGATCGGGTAGCACGCTACTTAACGACAGATAAAAATGGTCATTGTCAGTTGAAATTCTTTGATGTGAGAAATATGGGATTTTTATTGGATGAGATCATGGATTATAAATGGAAAGAATTAAAGCATGGGCATAGCGAAAAAAGCGCACCAGAGGAGCCTGTGAAAAAAAATGATCACGCAATGGACTGTGTTCGGTATTTAGTTCATGCGGTAGAAGGTTCAAATAAACCAAAACGCAGAGATAGATATAGAACACCAAGTTTATTTAGGCGTAAAACCAGTTGGATGGGTATATGAGTGATCTAGCATATTTACACGAAGTATTTCAAGCAATGCAGGGTAGCAATAAACAATTTATGCAAGCTGCAAGAGAATCCATGTATTTTTATACGGGTGGGTACGGAACGGGACAATGGGATATGTCCGATATATCCAAATTAAGAGCAGAAGGACGTCCTCCCCTTCAGCTCAATATTATCCTTCCGAAGGTAAACTTGGTGACTGGTATTGAAAGACAAGGTAGAACATCGTACCGTGCCAGACCCGTAGAAATGAATGATGACAATGAAGCAAAGTTAATTACTGCTTTATTATATCATATTGATAAAAGCCAATCCTTACAGAATGTGTTTAGTCGTGTGTTTAAGGACGGTGTAATTACAGGTCGTGGTTGGGTAGATATATCGGTAGAACCAGGTGAATACTTTGATAGTAAGATCCATATTAAAAGGGAATCTTGGGCAAATGTGTTAATGGATCCAGAAGCAACCACTCCTGATTGTTCACAGTGGGGCAGATTGGCCAGAACCAAGCTTTTATCTATCTCCCAAGCAAAAGAAATGTTTCCAGATGCGTTGAAAGACCTTAAAAAAGCAGAGGATATACAGGAAACTTTTATGGGAGAAGAATCCTTGCAAAACATTCAATTAGGAGATAAATATAAAAATGTAGATCCTAATTATGGTTTTAAGAGCATGGAAGCCTATAACATGGATGCTCATCGTAAGAAGATCAGAATTATTGAACTATGGGAAAGAGAATACGAAAAAGAATTTTATTTAGTGAATCCACAAACAGGACGATTTTCACAACAAGGATTTAAAACCAAGCGGAAAGCCAATGAAGCAATTAGGCAGATTATGGAAAGACCTGAGATGGAAGTTGCTCCTGTTGAGTTAAATGTGGTTTCTAAAAGCGTTCCTAAGACCTATGTTACTGTTTTTGCAGGAGCTAGGATATTACAGGAAAAAACACCAAATCCTTACAGTCATAATCAATTTCCGTTGATTCCATTTTTCTATACTTTTGAGGACTATGGAAATACGGTGGAAACATTTGGTTTGGTAGAAAATTTAAAAGACCCTCAAAGAGAGAAGAATAAGCGTAGGTCACAAGCCTTAGATATTATTAATCGCTCTCCAAAGGGTGGTGGTATCTTTACAGGAAATAAGGTTACTGCAGAACAAATGAATAGAGCTTCTGGTAACGGAGAGTGGATTGGAATCCCTGGATATAAAGGACGGATTTCTGACTTTATGACTCAGTGGTCGAATCAACACACACAACTTGTACCAACGATTGCTTCTTTTGAACAAAGAAGTGATTTTGATGCAAAGGAGATCAGTGGTGCTACAGACCCAATGATGGGTGTTGCAACCTCTTCGAGTGAGTCAGGTCTAGCGGTACAGACTAGGATTCGTCAGGGAATGAATACCTTAATGGAGCAGATGGAAAACTTAGACACTTGCAAGAAGAATACACTAGAAATGGCAGTGTCTAATATGCAACAGTATTATTCTGTAGATAAGATACAAAGAATTATTGGAGCTGAGTTTGATAAAGTTGAGCCTGAAGAACAGGCAGAGGTAAATCAAATTATCGGCAAATTTTTGGACAACTTCTCAACGATGGAGTTTGATGTGGTCTTAGATCAAGGTCAAAATACTCCTACGATGAGAGCGTTAATGGCTAACCAGGTTGGGGAATTAGTACGAAATGGGTACGCTAGTTTATTCCCACTTTTTGTAGAACTATCCGACATGGAAGCATCCGATGAGATACTGGAAAAATTTGAGCAAGAACGCCAAGCTCAAATCCAGTCACAGCAACAACAACAAAAACCCCCACTAATGAGTGGAGAAGGAGTAATGCAATAATGAGTGAATCGAAGTTTCAATTTATTGATGAGGAAAAGGAACTAACTGGTGAAGAGTATAGCGACTCTGAAGTAGAAGAATCCCCGAACAATGAAGAGACTGAGGTTGAAGCAGAATCAACCGACACCCCAGAAACAGTAGGAGAACAAAAGCTAAAAGTTGGTGACAACGAATTTGATTCCGTTGAAGAGCTTTTGAAATTCGCTGAAGAACGGGATAAGTCTTATACTAACCTACAGAGCCTAAATGGCAGACAAACCAATGAACTTGGTGATTTGCGAAAGATGGTAGAAGAACTAAAGGAATCTATGGAACCTCAAGAGGAACCAGAAGCAGTCCCTGAGTTTGACGAATACGACCCTGCAAAACAGAAAGAGTACATTGAGTTTATGGCTGCGAAGAAAGCACAAGATATGATAGATCAGAGGTTCCAAGCTGAAGAAGCAAAGAAAGCTGAGACAGAGTATAATAGTGCAATGGATGCAATGATGAATGATTTTATCGAATCGCATCCAGAGTTAGGTCAAGATGAGTTAGCAAAGATTGCTGCTTTTGGCGATGAAAGAGGCATCACCTTTATAGAGGATGCCTATAATGTTTGGAACATCCAGAACCAACCCGTTAAGGATGAGGCAAACTCACAGGTAGATAAAGCCAAAAAAGCAACGGAAGCAACAAAGATACCGACCACACTGTCTAATGTTAGTACAGGAAACGAGTCGGAAACGGATTTCGATAATCTAACGCCTGAGCAATGGAGCAATTTATCTGATGATGTTCGCAAAAAAGCCTTGATGGAGGTTTCTTCTGGATTTTAATTAGGAGAATAAAATGGCTACAGTTTCACATAAAGAAGGCCCTTTTGATTCATCTTCTGGTTACGGGAACACATCTCCTGGTAGCAGTTCTATGCCACCAGGTGTTAAAGCTGCTATGATTGATTGCTCTGTACAAAATATGGGCGCAGGCGATATTTTAGAAGCGATAAAAATACCTGCAGGTTCAATTATTGTTGAAGTTGGTGTTTCTATTCTCGTTGCAGAAGGTGGTACAGCAACTGCTGATGTCGGTTTTACTGGCGATGGTCCAGATGGATTCCTTGATGGAATCAATCTTAATTCCACAGCAGGTACTACATATAATAGCTTAAACGCAGCAACTGCTGCCGACACCTACTCAGGTGGAAGGTATCAAGCCGCTGAAGATACCATTGATGTAAAATTCGTCAATGCTATGGATGCAGGTAAGTATGTTGTCTGGTGTAAGTTCTTCAAAACTAATCTTAACTAATAGGAGTCTATAATGGCAGCAAATTGGGCAGCAGGCCTACAGGTTTCACGATGGGCAAAAGAACTCCAGAGTGAAGTTAGTAAAGGAGTTTACTTTAGTAAATTCATGGGTGAAGGACCAGGAAATGCTATTCATGTTAAGCAAATGGACGAAGGCAAAGGTAAAGATGTTACTTTTGGTCTTGTTTCTCAGCTTTCAGGAAGTGCAATCACTGGTGATTCATCATTAGAGGGTAACGAGCAATCGCTATCTACCTACTCAAATACAGTTAGTACCAATCAAAAAAGGTTAGCTGTAAGAGATACAGGTAAATTCGCAAACTCAAAAGTGCTTTATGATTTCAGAAGCACTGCCCTAGATCTTCTTAAAACGCAATATGCAGAACTTATCGATGCTGATATTTTCTCCGCACTATCTCCAACAAGTGGTACTCATGCGTATTATAGAGCAGATGCAGGTGGAGCAGGAGGATATACTTCTTCTGATCCAAAGGCATCTTTAGATAATGCTAGTGATCAAATCACTTTAGCTGATATTAGTGCATTGAAAACAATCGCTCATATTGGTGGATCTGCTAACTACAGAATGAGACCAGTGCGTGTCGACGGTGACGACTACTATGTATTGGTATTGCATCCTGAAGTTGCTTACGATCTATTTGAATTAGATGAGTTTCAGCAAATTCAGCGTGAAGCACAAGTTCGTGGTGATAGTAACCCATTGTTTAAAGGTGCTTTAGGTATCTACAATGGAGTTGTAATCCACGCTCACGAAGGTGTAAATACTTTCGATAATGGTGGGGGTGGTTCTATAAAAGGTGCTAGAAACCTTTTCATGGGCGCACAAGCAGCTTGTTTTGCAGAATCATCTGATATGTTCTGGGTTGAAAAGACCTTTGACTATGGAAACCAACTTGGTATTTCAGCATCAAAGATCTATGGTGTAGACATTAGTGACTACAACAGTAAAGACTACGGAGTAATTCAGTATGTTTCCGCAAGGACTGATCTGTAATCAATAACCTAGAGGGGGAGTAAATCTCCCCCTCTTTATTGGAAATATTATGACCTTATCAGAAATAACAACAGAAGTCAGAAATATAACAGGAGTAGATTCTACTACGGTTGTTTCTGATGCTATTATACATGACCTGATCAACGAAGCGCAATTTCAGCTTTGTGATGAGGCGAATCTTTTACAAGGGTATGCAACTCGTAATTCAGTTGCAGACACCAGTGAGTATCCATTAAAAGATAGTAATTCCGATGAAGTAACAGATTGGACAATCTATCAAACGAATCTTTCTGGAGGCAGTACATCTACAACATCATTAGAAACAATGACCAGGATATTTAGAGTAGACTATGATGGTAGTATTACACAACGAATTGGTATCAATGAGATTAGTGATATTGGAGATGATGCTTCTTTAAGTAATATTACGACTAGCTATGCGTACTATATGCACGATGATAAATTAGGTATTTTCCCTACTCCTACTGAAGTGAAGGAAATAAAAGTTTATTATTATAGATTGCCTCATTTAATGTTTAGTGATGCTACTTGTGATATTACTAATAGCAATGCAGATGTAACAATGGACAGCACATCTTTGGTTAGAGAAGGTATGAATGTATCGGGAGCAGAAATTGGTTCTCCAGATAAAATTGTAGAAACAGTTGCTAATACAACAACTTTCAGAATGTCTGCCAATGCAACCACAACTACTGGTGGAAGTGTTAGTGATACTACATTGATATTTGGTAAGCCAGAGATAGATGAACGCTATCAAAGAATTTTAATATACTATCCATGTTGGAGAGTATCAGAGAGGTTGAGAGACCTGAATTTAATTTCTTATTTTAAAAACGAATGGTTAGAGCAAAAACAAAGAGTAATTATGGAACGACAATCCAGAGATGGTAGTCCGATTCTAACTGTTCCTTACAACGACTTTTAATGGCAAGAAAAAGCATAAGAGACTTTTCAGGTGGTTTAGTCACCTATCAGTCAGAATTGGACCTTGCAGACAATCAGTTCCAATCCTTTGATAATATTGTAAATACAAAGCGTGGTAGTGTTGTAAAAGCAGGGGAATACGAGGCAAAATCAGCAGTTTTAACTGGTGCGCAGGACACAACAACAGAATTTCTTCGTTACCGAACAGAAAAAGATGGTAGCAATAATGATACTAGCACTCAGTGGTGGGTTATTGCAAATAATGAAATTGTATCTCGTGCAGATGTTGCTAGTGGTACAGGAGGCTCTTGGACAACAGTCAATACTTATTCAGGCTTAGGTAGTGAGTGCATTACACATGGAGACTTTTCTTCAAGTAGTAATTGGAGTTTTGGCACTGGTTGGTCTTTTCAGTCGGCAGGTGGAGGTGGGTTGCCCATTGCTCATGGCCAGTATGCAGCAGGTTCTGGTGCAGGTGCTATGACTCAATCATCTGCAGCAATGGCAATCGCTTTAGAAAAAAATCAAGTATATAAATTACAATTTACAATTTCTGCAGTAAGTGGTTTAGGTAAAACAGCAATTACGATTAAAAATCAAGCCTTAACAGAGACTTATGTTGGATTTGATAGTTATGACGCATCAACGCATACTGTTTATTTTTCTCCACAAACTGGCGGCGGTGGAATTGGTTTTTATGCAGCAAGTAGTACAGGTGGTAGTACAGAATCCTTTGCAATATACGATATTACCGTTAAAGAATGTGCAAAACATGATCTTTTAATTCATAATCAAATACTTAGAATTAGCGATGGTTCATTTAACAGTAGTAATGATTCTAAGTGGTATGGGCATATTAAAAGAGATACATTTGGTCAGGGACTCAGTTTATCTCATTATCGTTGGAGAACACCCCCAATGTCTGCTGCAATCAATAATTGGTATTTAAAAGATACAGAACTTACTCCTCCTGTTGTAGTTCCCATGAAGTATGCCTTTGATCAAAATAACGATATTGATGCAGTAAATGAGGTAGGTATCTTTGTATATTATCCAGATGAAACGACATTAAATAGTGATGTGGTAGATACTAAACTTATTCCTGATGCTGCAAATGGTACTTTTTCAGATAAAGATAAATATACAGTAACTTTTATTTATGATTATGTTCAAGAAAGTGAATTAGGTAGAGATGTAAATGGTGACATCGGAGTGTTTCCTCAAAATGCTCCAGATACTAATGGTGCTAGATGTCCAGGAATACAATTAGTTCCTTTTACAGGAACTTCACTTGGAAGTTGGAACGAAAGAATTACAGGTATTAATTTATATTGGCAACCTGAAGATGATGTAGATTGGTACTTAGTTACTACTTATGATATTCAAGATGGTTTTTCCGATGATCCTAGAGCAAAAGATTCTGCTACAGCAGATGTTATACGAAAAGGAATTAGTATTACTTCCAACTCTGGATTTTGGATTCCTTGCTTAGAGCCTTATGGTGCTACAGCGAATGATACTCAACAGTTAAGTTCTACTCATAGTGATTATTCGGCCACTACATTAATTGGTGCTTCAAATTGGAGTTCAGGAGCATCAAACGCAGCAGTTGATAAAGCTATTGTTGTGATGCACGATATAGCAGATGTAACTAGCATGGCTAATTTTGCTGAAGGATTAGCCAGAACAATAACATATATTGCGAATATAAAATCTTTGTCTACTATCGTTTTAACGACAGGTACATCCGCATCTGCTGTAAATTGGGGTAATTGGGTAGGTCAGACTTATACCGATTTAGCAAGTGATTATCATTGGTCTCACATTAGTGGATTTGTATGTTCTGTATCTACAGATAAAGTAGCAACTTGGTATTTACCAAATGATGGATTAAAGCTCGCAACTTATAATTCACTTACAGGTAGAGCTGCAGAAACAAGATTAAAACCAATTAAGTGGAATACAGCAACAGTAGTAGGAAATAAAGCATTTTATGGGAATATAGATTTTAAAGATGAAAATAATCAAACACTTCGTGAGAAGAATCGCATTGTATTTACTGATAACTTTAAGCTCGATGAGGCAGTGGTGGGAACCAAGTTTGTTGATGTTGGTAAGAATGATGGGGATGAAATAACAGCACTTCATTCTGCTCAAGGCAGATTATATGTATTTAAAGCAAGAAACATTTATATTTACAGAATACAAAGCGCACAATCCGTAAACTTTATTTTAGAAAGACATATAGCAGGAGTTGGTTGTTTACATAAACACGCTGTTGTAGACACTCCTTATGGTATTTGTTTTGCAGATCATCGACAAGTAAGTCTCATTAGGGGTACAGAATTATCTGAATTGTCTTTATTAATAAGAGATACTTATCAAGGATTAAGTCTTGAAGTTAATAGAGGTGCATTAGCATTAGGGTATCATCCCTTAATTAATAATTTGGTAGTAAACTACAGTTATGATGCTGTAACAATGTATGCTTATAATTTTGATACTCAGTCTTGGTCTAAGTTTACAAGTTTTAACAATAATGGTAAGTTCCAAAGTCATTTTGCAATATCAGACGATCAGGAATTACAATCATTTAATACTAGAAATAATATAGTTGAAAGTTTGTTTAGAAGTAATTCTAATGATAATTCTTCAGTATTACTCTTAAAAACTAAAAGATATGATTTTGGTTTACCCGAAAAGTTTAAAAGATTTACGAAACTTCATGTAACTTATCAATCCAGTAGTGGCACTTCTGCTGCTTTTAAAATATATATTGATGGTGATGCTACAGAGGTGATGACAGAATCAATGGATACTCATACTGTGGTAAAAACATATTCAGCGGTCATTAATCAGTTAGGGAAAACGATTGAAGTAGAAGTATATGGACCAACAAGCAATATTAGGATTGATGGTATTGACATTGATTATGATATAGAAGGGAGTAATCCATAATGGAAGAAACCATTCAAACACTTACCGATGGTAAGCAAGATAAAATATTTAACCTTAAACAAGGTTTTTTTAGTCCCAGAGAAGGGAAAGATAATGATATGGGAATATGCACAAAAGAAGGTAAGTTTTACTTAGCAGTAAAGTTTAATGACGAGTGGCATTTCTCTGAAATTAAAAAAGCAAAGGATTTGTAAAATGGATAGAGAACAATTAGAACAACAAATATTAGCAATTCAAAGAGATCCGACATTACCTCAAAGTTTTAAAGAAAGAATTGAGCGTGAGTTAAGAGCTAGATTTGCCTTGCAGGAGCAATCAGGTGCAACTCGTGATTCAGAGACAGGTTTATTTCGTGGTTTAGATGGTCAATTATATGAGACAATAGAAGAAGTTGAAGCAAGTAATGAAGAACTTCGTAGAAGGCAAGCACTTCAAGAAACAGAAGCTACTACAGAAGAGCAACTTGGTGAACTTGAAAGTCTGATTGAAAGGTCTGGTGCAGCACAAAGGCGCATGGCTGAAAGAGTGGGTGCAAGGCAAACAGGGCAACTTATGAGTCAATTAGAAAGGGCAATACTGGGATCGGGTGGAGAGGCTCAAACACTAGCAGCTCTGACTCCTGGTATTCAAGAAACAGCAGAAAGAAGTTTATTAGATAGGCTGACAGGTATAGAAGCGCAAACTGCACAGCAACTACAAAGAGTACCTCAGTTAGCGATTGGTCAAGCTACCACGATGGCAGGTCTACAGCAAACACAACAGCAGATAGCAGATCAAATGGCAAGGGCAAGAATGACAGAAGAAACTAGAAGAGCGCAGATACAAGCAGGTTTTGATTCTCAACCAGAATGGTGGGAAGGTGTTTTAGGTGCTGTAGGTACTGGTTTAGGTACTGCGGTAGGTGGTCCAATAGGTGGAGCGATTGGTGGTGCATTGACTAACGCATTAACACCAAGTCAAGATTAGGAGTAAATAATGGCTTTTAAATTTAAAACAAAGAAAAGACCAACAGCAGCCCAAGCCTTTGCAGGTGGATTTGCTCAAGGTGTAGCAACAGGTATTAACCAAGCAGCACAACTTAGTTTGCAGGATAGGCTTAGAAAACAAGAAGAAGAGAAGAATCGCCTTAAAAGAGAGTTGGATTTGTTCAATGGTATGATAAGTAATGTAGAACAAACACAAAAAAATAGAGAAGCTATTCTTCGTGGTAAAAGGATGATTATTGGAACAGATGGTAAAACAAAAGCAAGTTCA